GAGAAGTGCGAATACTAAACGATGATGAAGTGTTAGGGACAATAGGTGATCCCGAATCAGTTCTTCATTACATTTAACATAGGAAGGGAACTATGCCAACAGAGAACGAAAATAAGGTGCAAAATCTTATTGATGTAGGTGAAGAAGATCAAAAAGAAACTGAAATCAATTTAGATGAAAAGGGTGAACCAGAAAAAGTTGAGACACCTGCAGAGGAGAAAATTGAAGTAGAGCAAGTTGAAGAGTCTTCAGAAGATAAAACTTTTGAAAACGAAAGAGAAACTAAACTTGAAAAAAAAGAAGAAAAGGACGAGTTAAAAGAATATAGTGAAGGAGTTCAAAGAAGAATTGCTAAACTGACTCGTAAAATGAGAGAAGCAGAAAGGCAAAAAGAAGAGGCTATTGCATTTGCAGAAGCTAATAAAAAAAGAGCAGAAGAAGTAGAAAGTAAATTATCTAAATTAGATAAAACTTATGTTTCTGAGTTTGAGGGCAGAGTTAAAACAAGTTTAGCTGCTGCTAAGTTAGCACTTAAAAATGCAATTGATTCACAAGATGTAGATGCACAGGTTGCAGCACAGGAACAGATTGCTAATCTGACTGTAGATGCAGCTAGATTAAATGCAATGAAAGTTGCAGAAGTAGAGAAACCAAAAGAGGTAAATGTAACACCTCAAAGGCAACAAACTACACCTCAATCAGATCCAAAAGCTGAA